AAGCAGACACTGGTCGTCACAAGACGCCAGACCAAGTCGCAGGTATGTGCTCAGTGTCAGTCAACTTAGCAATAATCTTCAGAGCGTCACGCATACGCCCTAGTGTTGCCTGCCCAACCTCAGTTGAGTGCATCTCTTGCTTGCGCTCAAGGGTCTCTATCTCTTTGCGTGTGCGGGTAAGCAGCTTGTCTTTTGCGTGTGCGTTCTGCTCAAGAGTTGTCAAACGTTGGAATGGGACTTTGCGCTTAGCCCGTGTCTTGTGCGGTAGTGCCTCGAAGATGAGCGCAATGCGAGTCTTTATCTTGTCGGGTATCCAGTCAGTCCAATGCTCGCCGTTGTTGGGTAGTCCTTTCTCTAAGGCGAGTTGTATGGGCGTTGCATCGAGTGAGGCAAGGGGCTGAGCGAAGCGTGCTAAAAGCGTTTCTAAAACTAAAACATAAGCATCGAACGCATCGACACGTTCATCGTCATCGAGATCGTATGCACGCCCAACCTTGACATTATTGAGTTCGTACCGCAAGGGCTTGAGCACCTTGTCCCATTCAATCTTGCGTTGAGTCCTCGTTATCTTGTCGATACGCTGGGCTTCTTTCGTTGCCGTCACCTCGTCTTTGATGCGTTGCATATCGGCGGGGTGCAGGCGTTCCTTCAATAATCTTTGGTGAAGATCGTTGGGTTTGAGTTTAAGGTATGCGTTTAGCATGAGATTATTGAACCTCGTATGTGTGTTTTGTTAAAAAAGGAGTGATTACATAGTTTTGCCATGTGATGCGCCATGTGGGACACCGCATGAATGCTAGTATACAGCGAAATGTGGCAGGGTATCTATGTAATTTCCAAAAAGCTTGCGTCAGACAAATAAAAAAATGGCACGCTCAGAAAAATACACACACCCCCCTAGATACTCTTCTATATATATATATATTTATAAAAAGATAGATAGAGAGCCAGATTTTGCTGGAACGCCTGTATCCATGCGGTGTTGCAGGTGGTGCACTAAGTGGCAAAGTTCTTTAGTCTCCGCCATCGGTGTTTTACAGCATAGGTGGGCTTCAATAATCTCAGATAATTGAAGATCGGGGACTTGTCCCCGACTAGAGGTTCAAAGTAAGCTGCCTCATGCCTCGACTCCACTCTTCAAAGGCTTTGCGTGACTCGAACACAACGCCACGTCTCTCGGGTGCACGCTTACGGAACACGTGGATGTGATGCTGTGATCCATAGCTGATGGTTTGGTAGTGGTAGTCGATGCCACCACGTGTGATTGTGCCTATCTCCTTGATGATTGGCTGGATTAGATTGCGCATGGTTACTCTCCTGTGATGACGAGCATGAGTTGAAAGCCGAGCAAGAACGATCCGCCAAGCGTCAGCAATGCCCACAGAGGGGCAACGCCGTACTCGTTCATGCCGTTGAAGCCCACGACGATGGATGCGACAAGTGTGAGTGAACACACTATGTGCGAGATGACTGCTGTTGGTTTCATGGTTTGTATCTCCTTTATACGTCAGTTGGATAGGGTGTTGTGGGCGTGACACCATGGTCATATAAATAGTTCCACTGGATTCGAGCAAGTCGAATGTCATCGAACTTGAACGTGTGCATGTTGCCATTCTGATAGCAAGTGATGATAAACATAACGATCTCCTTAGTCGTATGATTTGAGGTGAGGGTATTCGTCACGCAAGTCTTTGAGTTGCACGCCAAGGGCTTTCGCCCATGTCTTGCGTTTGCGCTGGAAGCACATGAGTTGTACGTCACGAAGACGAATGTAGTAGTTGAAGATGTCCCTTGTGGGCATGATGTTCTCCTTGAGAGTTGTATGGGCAGGATAGCCCCACAAGCACAGCACGCTATGCTTGTAGAAATCCCTGCGGATTAGCAGTTCTTGTATTCTTGAATCAGCTTCGAGCCACGCCACATTTCCACATGAAGGAAGGCTTTGGTGAGGGCATCGAATAAGACTGTGGCGTCTAGCTGTGAGAAGGCTTTGCAGTCGTGTATAGAACCTTGGTGACGAACGATAATTGTGAACATAGTGTTCTCCTTGAGAGTTGTATGGGCAGGATCGCCCCGTAAGCACAGCACGCTGTGCTTACAGAGTTGCCTCTTAGCGTATGATTATTGACATGGGGCGGTTGTTACGGCACGCCTCACGATATGCGTGGAACATGATCTGCTTGATGAGATTAAGGTTTCTTTTGCTCATGATGAACTCCTTGAGATTATTGAGTGAAATGGATTGGACATAAAAAGAAACACCGCAGGAGCCAAGCCCTTGCGGTGTTCTGGGAGATCGGGGACAAGTCCCCGAATGAGATTATTGAAACGAAACCGATGCACGCAGTTGCGTGAGCAATGCATTGAACTGCTTCTGTGTTAAGCCTGCCTCAATAATCTCGTTTGAGATTTTCTTGACAAGCTTTGCGGGTACTTCGACTGCGTTACCCTCATCCGCACCACAGATGAATGTGACTGTGCGACCAAGTGCCTTACGGCACGCTTCGTATCCGTCAGCATCTGAGTTGAGAACCATCTTGCCTGTGCCTGAGCCTTCGCCCTTGACAAGCTTGATTGACCACACGCTAGCGAACACGGGCAACAGCAATGCACGAACACTCTCTTTAGACTTGCGACCATATTGCTTCTTAAGCGCAACACGGGCAATGTCTGCTTTCGCAGATGCGTCACTCTCTGACTTGATAGCGACGACTTGACTTCTAGTTGATACTGCCATGGTAACTCTCCTTGAGTTTTGATTGGGGACTTGTCCCCGATTGGTTTGAACGTCACGAGGGCGATCTCCCTCATTGACAACTCTAGTTTACAAACTATGGGGGAAAATAAACTTGCCTAAAGTCTGCAAGGATGGCTGTGGCGTTGACCCCACCCTACCCCCACCAACCCAATACAGGGCATGCTGACGGGTAGGACATAAACACTGTTCCACACCCGCAATCCTAATTTTCAAAAATCACGATCCCAAAAGCCAAACACCCCACCCCCCATAAAATTTTAAAAAATTCCAAGAAGCATTGTCAAACGTTGGACATTACAATATAAAAAAAGCCCCACCAGCGTCAACTAGTGGGGCAAAGATGGCAACTGAAACCATCAAGGAGAAGCAATGACTTGCGCCATCACCGAAAAGAAGTGTACACTAACACCAACGAGGCAACAAGTGCGACGCCAGCACTACCCCTACGCAATGCTAGAACATTTGATTTACGGCGAGTTTCATCCAGAGGTGGTCGACGCCACCGCGGAAGTCCTGTCTTTTGAAAAGGCAGACCCAACTACAACCATTGACGCCAAGGTCAAGACGGCTGAGTGGCTGAAGAACTTAGAGCTTGAGGACGAAGAGATCGAGACTAAGGCGGAACAAGAATCTGCCCGTAAGTCTTTTGCTTCTCTCGTGACTGGCCAGCCTGTTGGAAATACGCAACAAGCGCTAGCTAATTTAAAAACCCCTGTTGCCGTGCAACACCTAGTTGGGATGCTGACAGCCTACGATTGGGCGTTTGTCGAGCAAGCCAAGGAACTGCGTGGCTACGCAGTGGCTCAGATCCTAGAAGAAGTCAAACATCCAGACGCACGGATTCGCCTCAAAGCGCTAGACATGTTGGGTAAGGTCACGGAAGTTGCGCTGTTCACTGAACGAGTTGAAGTCAAGAAAGAGACCATGTCTGATATAGAGCTAGAGACTCGGATCAAAGACAAACTCAACAGGTTCATGGGTGTGATCGACGTTGTTGATGTAACTGAAGATAAAGCAGAAGACAAAGATGAAGCCTGAGAACTTCACCACTTTGAGTAAGTTGGAACTTGAGTCTATGGCCAAGGCGTTGCCGCACTTGTCCAAACAGGAGAAACTGGAGCTTTTTGCAGATTTAGACTTGCGTGAGTCCCGCGCCAAACTGCAGGCGGCTAAAACAAACATGCTGGGGTTTGCCACGGCTGTATACCCCGGATTCAAAGTTGGCCCCCATCACAAGAAGCTAGCCCGAATTTTCACGGACGTCGTAGAAGGACGTAAGAAGCGCGTGATTATCAACATTGCGCCTCGTATGGGTAAGTCTGAGTTCTCCTCATACCTGTTCCCTGCGTACTTTTTGGGAAAGTATCCTGAGAAGAAGATCATCATGGGCACGCACACTGCAAGTTTGTCTGAAGACTTTGGGCGGCGCATACGTAACTTGATTGATTCCGATGAATACAGAGAAGTTTTCCCCCAAACATTGGTTGCTGATGACCAAAAAGCCGCAGGAAAATGGAGTACCTCTGCAGGAGGCCAGTATTACGCCGCAGGCGTGGGCGGTGCTCTTGCTGGTCGTGGTGCTGATCTGTTCGTTATTGACGATCCTCACTCGGAACAGGACGTAAAGTCCAACAGTAGACTCGCGTTTGATACGGCTTGGTCTTGGTTCCAGACAGGCCCCTTGCAACGTTTGATGCCGGGTGGTGGGATTATCATTGTGATGACCCGTTGGTCGCTCCTAGACCTGACTGGACGCCTGATTGACTACCAAACCAAGAACCCAGAGGCTATTCCGTGGGAAATAGTGGAGTTGCCGGCCATTTTGAACGAGAACGAAGACGACGAGAAGTCACTTTGGCCTGAACAGTGGTCACTTGAGGCGTTAAAGTCCACAAAAGCCAGTATTGACCCGCGTTATTGGAACGCGCAGTACATGCAGCAGCCCACATCTGAGAACTCTGCCATCGTCAGCCGCAAAATGTGGCGTATTTGGGAGCATGATGACCCGCCCAAGTGTGAATACATCATTCAGTCTTGGGATACGGCGTTTGAAACCAAGAATAACTCCGACTATTCAGCCTGCACCACATGGGGCATCTTCTACAACGAGGAAGAAAATGACACGCCTCAAGTTATCTTGCTCGACGCTATTAAAGACCGGATGGCTTTTCCCGAACTCAAGGTTGCCGCGCTCAAACAGTACAAAGAGTGGGAACCCGACGCGTTCATTGTGGAGAAAAAGGCGGCTGGCGCACCACTGATACAAGAACTCAGAGCTATGGGTATACCTGTGCAAGAGTTCAGCCCGTCAAGGGGCAACGACAAGATGGTGCGCCTTAATGCAGTTGCGGATTTATTCAGTTCAGGTAAAGTCTGGGCACCCGACACACGCTGGGCACGGGAAGTTATTGAAGAGATGGCTGCGTTCCCAGTTGGGGAGCATGATGACTACGTGGACACGACCACACAAGCACTGCTACGCTTTAGGCAAGGCGGCTTTATCAGTTTAGACACGGACGAGAAAGACGACCTTGAGATCTTTCGCCGCAGAAAATACGAATACTACTAGGACTAAACATGGCAACGAACATTGACAAAGCGCTGTACCAACAACCAATGGGCATTGACGCGCTGGGCGAGCAAGAGTCCCCCCTTGAGATCGAGATCGTTGATCCCGAAGAAGTCACCATTGGCATGGACGGGATGGAGATCACCCTTACGCCCGGAGAAGATGATGGCGAAGAAGGCTTTGACGACAACTTGGCCGAGTACATAAAAAGTGGCGCTTTGCAGTCGCTGGCTGGTGACTTGGTGTCTGACATTGACAACGACAAGAATGGCCGCAAGGATTGGGAGAAGACATACGTTGATGGTCTCAAACTCTTGGGTTTGCAAATTGAAGAGCGCACGGAACCTTGGAACGGCGCGTGTGGTGTGTTCCACCCCATGATTACAGAAGCGGTTGTGCGCTTCCAAGCAGAGACAATCACTGAGACGTTCCCAGCCCAAGGGCCTGTGCGCAGCAAACTCATCGGCAAAGAAACGCCAGAGATGAAAGAAGTTGCGGCCAACGTCGAAGACGACATGAACTACGAGTTGACGGAAGTCATGACGGAGTACCGCG